GCAGAGCAAATTTGTCCAGAGCAAACTTGTCCGAAGCAAACTTGGCTGGAGCAAATTTGTCCAAAGCAAACTTGTCTGGAACAAACTTGTTTAGAGCAAACTTGCTACTTTGCAAAATGGATAAAAGAGTATTTAAGCAAATCACCAAAGAATGGTTTCAGTGGGTGGTTAAATAGAATGGAACTAACATGCGAAAAACCAAAAAGTATCGAAGATGGAGCCCATGAGGGTATGATCATAGGCATTGAGTATAGGAAAAAGCCATACAAGTATATGGATGTGGTAATTGAGTTCGATGGTAATACCAAGCTAAAAGCGGGATACCCACAGAACTTGCTGGTAGAGAGCAGATTAGGGAAACTGCTAGAGAGATTCGGAGTTGATGTGCAAGAGGGCATGCAATACGACCCAGAGAAGATATTAATAGGTAGAAGATGTGTATTTACAACAGTAAGAACAGGAAAGTTTGCTAATATCATCAGTGAAAGCGTTAAAGCCAAGGTTGAGAGCGTTAAAGCCAAGGTTGAGACTGAGGCAGTAAAATGAGCACATTTAGGAAGTATTGGAAGATTCTTTCTTGGAGAAGCTACTTCGGCAAGATAAAGATTTACATTTTGAAAAAGAAAGATTGGGGTAGATTCACCAAGAAGGAGGTGTAACATCACTAGCACTTTTAAATATATATTCCCCTTCAGGCTCCTGTGGAGCCTGCTTCTGGTTATCAATAGTTAAAAGTACCAACAACTAAAAAATAGACAGGGGGCAACCCTCACCCTACGGGCTTCCGCCATGACGTGCACATTCATGGCGTCTTCCGGGCAATTCAAAACTGAAAGCACAGCTTTACATCAGTTCGTCTTGCCCGGTGTGGTGTTGCCCCCTTAACAATAACCCCCCCAACCCCCCCTGAACACAAGGGGGGGCTATAGCACTCCGTGCCAATAATACCGCTCCCTTTGGTCGCTCCCATTCGCTCGCTTCGCTCGCTCATATAGAAGTGTTAGTGTGTATGTGTGTTGATTTGTGATTAGCGAGTTTGAAGTGGGTGGGGGTTTTTATGTATGCAGGAGCCCAGACAAAATTTCCTAAAAATCAAAATGCCAAGATACAATATAAGAAATCCAGAAGTTTACCCTAGATTTCAAAGAAAAATTATCATAAATCTCCAGTCAAATGATTTCGTTCATCTCATCAACACCCAACTAAAAATGACCAAATTCATCAATAAACTCAGAGAACAGGATTCAACAGTAAAAAATTATGTCTGGGTTAATTATCACCAAGAATCAAAAATGGAGAGTGAAAAACATGGAACAAACCAAAAAAGAGCCAAAAGAGCCTGAATTCGGCTATTTCGAACTAACTCAAATCATCGAGAAACTGAGAGGAGACCTCAAAGAGTTATATATCTCCCAGAAATTCAATGAAGTATTCCTCAAAGCCGCCTTGAAAGAAAGAGAGAAATATCCCCAACCAATACCACCAAAAACAGAAATAACCAACGTCAAAAATCCCGTAGTAAGCTAGAAACAATGCCAATGCAGCTTAACGATGATGGTTTCATCAAATGCGAGGCCATCATCAACAAATGGGTAAATCCCATTTACGGCAGATGTTATCTAATCGGGAAAAACCTAAAAAAAGCCATCAAAGACAAAAGAGTAATAAAAATCCGCTGCCCAAACGCAGAGCCCGGAATGATTGCCATGAAAAGAGACGGCAAGTGGCTCTGCCGCAGCTGCCTACTAAAATGGGAGAAGAAAAACCACCCTTGGGAACATCCCCAGCCAACTAGAGCCAGATTAAGAAAGCCAAGAATATACAAACAGAGAATACCACAAACAAAGAAGGCGAGGCTTGTCCCTCGCACGGACAACGATAACAAATCAATAACATGATTACCAAACTCGACAGCTGGCAAGAGAAAGTATTGCAAACTAAGGGCAACATTGTCCTAAGAAGCGGGCGGCAAGTGGGGAAATCCACAATTATAAGCATAAAAGCGGCAGAATTTGCCATAAACAACCCCAAAAAGACAATTTTGGTGATTGCCTGCGTAGAAAGGCAGGCACTTCTCCTTTTCGAGAAAATTCTTGCTCATGTTTACAATAATTACCGAAAACTCATCAAAAAGGGCAAAGACCGCCCCACCAAGCACAAAATCCAGCTTACCAACGGAAGCGTCATTCACTGCCTTCCTACGGGACTTTCTGGATATGGTATTCGAGGTTACACCATTGATTTATTAATCGCTGACGAGGCTGCATTCATCCCTGAGGATGTTTGGACAGCAGTCACTCCTATGTTAGCTATTACCAAAGGAAAGATAATTCTCCTTTCTACACCTTTCGGAAAGGGCGGCTACTTCTACCGCTGCTTTAGTGATGAAACTTTCACTTCCTTCCATATTAGCAGTGAAGATTGCCCCCGAAAGAACCAAGACTTCCTAAATCAAGAAAAAAAACGCATGAGCAAGCTCCAATACGCCCAAGAATACCTGGGAGAATTTGTTGATGAACTAAAGCGATTCTTCCCCACTTCCCTAATCGAAAACTGCATGAGAGAAGATTTTAAAGTAGAGCCCCCATACAAAATCTACTCTGGAATCGACGTCGCCCGTATGGGGAGAGATGAATCCGTTAATTTTACTTTAGCGGAAAAGAACAAGGCTCTTTATGAGCTCAACATGGAAATCATCACTAAAACCATGATTACCGAAACTGCGAGGTTAATACTAAATGCTGACAAAAAATATAACTATCGGACAATTTTCATCGATGATGGAGGACTCGGCGTGGGATTATTCGATACTCTCCTTGATAATCCTCAAACGAGAAGAAAAGTCATTCCCATCAATAATTCGTCACGTGGACTTGATAATAACAAGGAAGAAGGGAGAAGAAAAAAACTTCTCAAAGAAGATTTATACAACAACCTTTTAGTTTTGATGGAACAAGGAAGAATCAAACTAAAAAGTAATCCGGAAACCGCTCTCTCCTTAAAATCCATCCAATGCGAATACAGCGATTCGGGAAAGATGAAAATCTTTGGCTCTTATTCCCACATCACCGAAGCCCTAATCCGTGCTGCCTGGTGCTTAAGAGAGAAAAATTTAAATATTTACATAACTTACTGATTGATACAATGGCAGACTCTGGAGTTTGGACATCGCTGGCAGACACTCTTAAAAAAGCAGGATTGAATGTCAATTCAACTTCTGGCACAGAACTACATCTCAACGATATAGTGTTACAGGTGGAAGCGATGGTCAATAATTTAACAAGATACAACTGGAGCGACGCTTACGCTGGGCTGAACGTAGATGTTAAGGGAATCCTTAGAGGAGTAACTACCGACCTCTGCGCAATCTACATGATTACATGGGACATGTCAGGCTTCACCTCAAGAGCAGAAGCCGAAGCGATGATAATGGTTCTCAGAGACTCAGCCATGAGAGGACTTAGTATCCTCAAAGACAAAAAAAATCAAAAGTTTATGGTGGACGCATAATGCCTCCAATCTGGACAACAAGAAACGACGTTCAAAGAAAAGCAGGGCGTAATTCAAGCAGCACAGCAAATACAACCGCCTACACCAACGTTTATGCCTTGGAACTGGAATCAATGGTTAACGTCTTTTGCAGGTTCAATTTTAGCGACGCTTGGACAGCAGGCTTAAACCCAGATGTTAAATGGCTCCTTACCGAAGTAACCACCAACCTAGCCGCCATCTACGTTATTAACTGGGATATGTCAGGATACACTTCCCGGGAAGAAGCCAAGACGATGATTAACAATCTTAGGGAAGCTGCTATGAGAGCTTTATCAATCCTGCGGGATAAAAAACAGCAGGACTTTATCAATGCCGCATGACTTCAAAAGATTCCCAGAACTCACCAACGGACAAATGGAAGTTTACTACATGGAAAGCCCACATAAACAAATCACCGAAGATTTCACCTGTAAAGTCGTCAAGGTTCATGACGGAGATACTATCACTGTTCAATGGAGAGATAGAAGTTTTGATTTTCCAATAAGATTTAGCAACATCGCCGCCCCAGAAATGAACGAAGAGGGGGGTAAAGACGCCCAAGTGTGGCTCGAAACATTACTTTTGGGCGAAACTATCGACGTAATAATCAATCCCAAGAAGAGAGTAGAGAAATGGGGACGGCTTTTAGGCACTATCTTACACAAGGGTTTAGATGTCGGAGAAGAAGAGATCCTCCAAGGATTAGCAACATCATGGGAAGGAAGAAATGAGGGAAAAATCATCGACCAAATAAAATCATTAGACTAATGGCACAACAAAATATATTTCCACCTGCACAGACCATTAACGCTAGTTACGATTGGATTGATTTAGTCAGTGCCAGCGGATTTATACTCTTTGATGGGTTCGCAGCTCACCCCAGCGCAGGTTTGAGTTACCATTTAATCGAAGAAAGCCACGCCGCAGATATCATTAACACAGTTCACTTAAATCTCTGGACAACAGGAACAGCCATAGACAACGCTGCCTTTACCGAAAGCATTAATCTTGATTTTGATACTTCAATCTTCCAACTCCCCAGAACAATAGAAGGGACAGGATTTATTAACATCCCTTTTTACGTTACATTCAACCCCACAACAGGACAGGTAAAAGTCAAGGTCAGAATAATAAAACTTCTTGTTACAGCAGAAACAGAACTCGTTAAGGACGACAGCACAACATTAACGGTGTCAGCAGCAGGAGAGGGTTCATGGACGGTGCCCTTAACAATACCAAAAACATTAATAAAGAAAGGCGAACAACTAAGAATAAACATCATCGGTTATGTAAAAACCACAGCAGGAACAGGAAACATCCAATTAAACTTAGGGCACAACCCACGTAACACAACCGTTGCTACTGGCTTCAATGCAGGCAATACTAGAATGTCAGCAGCCATCCCGTTCAAATTAGATTTCATGTAAAATGCCCGACACAAAAATATCATCCGCCGATTATGGCGATAAGAAAAACACCCAAACAGATTATTCTGTGACTGCCGTCAGTACCGACGGTGTCTTTAACCAACCAGAGACAACATACCTAAATACCAAATGGACAACATATTTAGGCTACTACAAGAAAATCCCCGAGCTCGCTGCCGCCATCGATGCCAAAGCTACATGGACTATCGGTAAGGGCTTCAAAAGCAATGAACTTACCGAACTCGCTCTCTCTAGAATTACTGGGTGGGGAAAAGATACCTTCAACACAATCCTAGAAAATGCTGTTAGGACATATCACATCGGGGGAGACTCCTTCTCCGAAATCATCCTGGATGGAAAAGGGATGTTAATAAACTTAAAGCCCCTGAACCCGGAAGTAATCAAGATTGTTGCTAATCGCCAAGGGCGAATCATCCGCTTTGAACAAGTAGATAGGGAAGGAAGAACCACTAAGAAATTTATGCCCAATGAAATATTTTATCTGGCTAGAAATAGGGTTGCCGATGAGATTCACGGAGTGAGTATCATCCCGGCAGTTGAAGATATTATCTTAATGAGAAATGAAGCGATGGCAGATTACAGAAAACTCCTGCACCGCAACGTTTTCCCTGTGAGAATCTGGCATTTAGATACAGATGAGCCAGCCGAAATTGCTGCCTTTAAAGTAAAAGCAGACAAAGCCAGCACGCAGGGAGAGAACATCTTTATTCCCAAGGGAGTAGTAGAAACAGAACTCGCCGCTGTGCCCACCAATGCGACGCTGAATCCGCTGCCTTGGATCCAACAATTAAACCAGTATTTTTTCCAAGCTACAGGAGTGCCCCAATTAATTGTTGGTGGCAGCCAAGAATTTACCGAAGCCAGTGCAAAAATCGCTTACTTGGCTTTTGAGCAAATTATCGAAGAAGAACAGCTTTACATTGAAGAGCAAGTTCTCGCCCAATTAAATCTAGAAATTGACCTCGAATTTCCAGCAACACTCCAAAATGAGTTGATTTCCGATACCGGGAAATCCGAGACCATGCAAGCCGCCACCCCGGAAGATACAGCAATAACCAACCCACCAGCAGAGGCGAATCAATAATGGTAAAAGTCCCCAAGTCATGGAGCCCTGCAAGAAAAAAGAGACTAGAAGATAAAATTGCCAAAGGAAAAGCAGAAATTGCCGGTGCCAACAAGAGGAATGAAGAGAGAAGAGCGAAAAAGAAAGAGGTAAAAACACCAATTACCCCCCCCTCTACGCCGTCACAAGCCAAAGAAGTGATTGTTTCTCCGACAGCTGCGGCACAAACTCCAACAGCTGTAACTCCTCAAATCCAGCCGCCTTTAAATAAACAAACCCCACTGGAAGTAACCCCGGCTGCCGAACCAAAACGTTCTCTCCTTCAGGATTTCTTAGGATTCCAGCAATTAAGCAAAGGCATTGCTACTCCGGAAAATGTTAAAGGAGGAATAGGCGGACTAGCCAGAGGAGCAGGAGTAAGCCTAGCTGGTGGAGTGATAGCAGCTGCGACAATGATAATAGGTTCGGCAGCTGCAAGCGGAGCCACACTTTTAGCAACAAAGGGATTATCTAATCCAAAAGTAGCTAGTGCAGCTGCCGGAAGATTAGCAGCTGCTACAAAATATATCTCTAAAACATATCCAAAAACACCTATCACCACAAAAGTAGCCAAACAAACTCTAAGTTACATCGGAAAGCTAACCACAGGGAAAAAGTTTGGAGGCGCCTTAACTGGACTAATCGGCGGAGCAGTTCTTAACGGCTTCCTAGAAGAAGAAGCTGACCAAACTATCAGCTTTGCAATAGACCAAGCAACCAGAAACGAAGATTTAGACAGAGCAGCAGAACTAATCGAATTTAGAAAAGACCTAACCAATAAAGACATGTGGGAAAATTTAAGATTACTAATTCCTTTAGAGGGAGTTTGGAAATACATGCAAGCTGCTAGACTAAAACTAGAACAACAACAAAGAACACTAGAGAAAACCCAAAAAACATTAACAGAGGGATACGAACCCACAGGAATAGAGCAAGCCAAGAGAAAAGAAGCAGATGAATACTGGGCAAAAATTAGGGGGGAAAATAAATGAAAGAAAAAACTCTGATATGGATTCAAATATGGGAACTGTTAATGATTATGATAGCTTTATGCTTTATTTTTAACGCACTCGGCAGGATTCAGGCACTCCTTTACTTTTAAGAATGATAGACTACCAAACTTTAATTAGCAACTTTGGATTTCCAATCTTTATGGTGCTTTACTTCGCCTTTAGATTTGAGAAAATCCTCAACAACAACACCAAAGCCATCAACGGCTTCAAAGATTATTTAATAAAAAAGAGGTAAAAAACATGGCAGATGAAAAAGAAGAAGAAGAAGGGGAAGAAGAAGGGGATTCCAAATCCCCCTCAGAAGCCCTTACCTTAGATGAAGCTAAAAAAGTAGTAACCGAAATGCAGGCAGCCAACAAAGAGAGAAAAGAATTGATTGAAAGAGAGGAAGAGCTGCACGCTCAAAAGATTCTCAGCGGCAAAGCCGATGCCGGCGAAAAGAAAGAAAAAACCAAAGAAGATAAAGCCATCGAATCCGCCAAGAATCTCATCAAAGGGAGCGGCTTTGAAAATGACCTCTTCCCGGAAACCCAAACTGGATGAAATTCATCATCAAAGTATGCAAAATCTGCAAAAAGCAGAGGAAATTCCTCCCAGGAACTCCCAGAGATGAGCAAAATATTTGCGGAAATTGCTGGAATTGGGAGAAATTCCCTTGAATTCTTACAAAACCTTTAAATAATTAGGCACTATAGTGCCTAATGGTGATGTTTAGATGGCAAATGAAGCTGTTATTATTGAATTGTTCAATGGCGGGCGACCAATAAGATTCACTTGTGCCGATGGCACAGGAATTGAAAAGGGAACTCTGTTGGAACTGACCAGCCCAAGAACTGTTATCGCAAATACAAACGATAACGCCCCCATTGCAGGAATTGCTGCTGCTGAAAAAGTAGCCAGTGACGGAGCGACTGAAATCGCCGCTTACACAGATGGAATTTTTGATATGCTTACTGATACTGGAACCGACGCTGTCGGTACAATGATGGCAAACTCCGCAACTGAAAATACCATTCAGGGTGCTGACGCTGCTGATCTACTACAAGGCTCCGTTGTTGGAAAAGTGCTGGAAACCTGCACTAACGGCGGAACTCATGCTGTGAGGGTGAATTTATAAAATGGCAGACTCAACTGGAATGGCTGACTTAAGGGCAGAAAATGTTTCTCGTGTTGTTACGGGCTTCGCCCTACAATCTTACAAACTAAAACAAATCTGCATGATCCAATCGAGTAACGCTTGGACCGAAACTTATTTCAAAGAAACTTCAGCAGAATTAACAGCTGGTGGAAACTTAGCTGTTAAGGGAATTCCCAGATTAGCAAACTTCCCTTATGGAGAAGTCACTTGGACAAAGACTAGCGGAAGAAATATCAAGCATGGAATGGATGGCGTTATCTCATGGGAAGACGCCAAGACCAATGCTATCGATGTTATCGCCAGAACTCTCCTAAGAATTGCCAGAGCTGTGACTAAATCTGTGGATGGCGTGATTGCCGCCGCAATTTTATCCGACGCCGGAAATACTACTGCTGCTAACGCAACATGGAACAATGCTGTTATCGCCGACCGGGACCCAATCCAAGATATTCTGGACGCCAAAGCAGAAATTGCCATAGACAATTACGATATTGACAGAGGTGGTTACCTCTTAGTTCACCCCACCAACTTTGCCGAGATGTTGGGAAACCCAAATATCCGCAATGCTGGACAATTCTACACCGCAGATGTTACCAAGAATGGAAGAGTAGGGCAGATTTTAGGGCTTACCATCATCTCCTCAAATTCCATCACAGAAGGGGGAGCTCAGGTAATCATCGGGAAAGAAGCCTGCACATGGAAATCTGTTGTCGGGCTGACCGTAAACACAGTTTACGACCCTGGGGTAAAATACACAATTAGAGCCTTCGAAGTAGGGCAGATTCAAGTAACTAATCCTGACGCTATCTGCAAAATAACAGGTGTATAAAAATGTCATATGCTAACAGGAAAAGAGTTTATGAAAAGCTTGTTCGGGAAGGCAGGCTGGGGCAAGATGATGGCTCACTGCTAAAAGAATTTGGCAATGTAAAAGTAAAGCCAAAGCCTGAACCAAAGCCTGAACCAAAGAAAATGGAGAAGAAAAAAGATGAGTGAAGTCCAGAAAACTCTTGATGTCATTGAAATCCGAGCCACTAAATTCGGGCTGGCTGGAACAGCCGCCCAAGGACAAACCTCCGGAGCAAATCAAGCAACTTGCCCGGCAGGAGGAACAGGAGCTGCTGCTGGTGGATGGGACACCGCCGCACACCGAGACGCCGCCATCCTTTTGATTAATGAAATCCGGGATACCCTTGTGGCTAATGGAATAATGAAGGGGAGTGCATAATGGCTGCCGGAGATGTTACTGTTCAAATCGTCGCTGCCTCAACCACTGCTATTGATACCGCTGTTACCGCCATGCGTAACACCGCCAACGATAAATGGTTAATGGCTTCAATTGCTAATGGATTGCAAGTCGTGATTGTAAATATTGAAGAGGCTTAAAAGTGGCAGCTGGAGATGTCACTGCTGAACTTGTTCAAAATAATTCTAAACCCTGTGCTGTCTTCGACGGAACAAATGATTACATCGATTGCGGCACCGCCACAAAATTTAACATTACTAAAAATATCTCCGTCAGTGCCTGGATAAAGACAAAAGTTACTGCGGCAGCATATTATGCTATTATCTCTAATGGAGAAACTGGAGCAAACCAAGGTTTCAGGTTAATAGTAAATGGTGCAGGAACAGGCCAAATCAGATTTGGAAAAGCAGGGAATGATGTTTATAAATCCGATTTAAGTATTAATGATAATAAATGGCACCACATCGCCGCCACCTACAATGGCAGCGGAGATGAAACTGGCTATCAGCTTTTTTTAGATGGCACTAAACTTACAAGTTTATCAGAAGCAGGAACAGCTGGAGATTTTGCTGCCACCTCAGAACACTTATTAATCGGCGCTTACTCCAACGACAGCGTAATCGGAAATTATTTCCCCGGAGAAATCGCCGACGTTCGCCTTTACAATTACCCCTTAGTTCAGGGTGATGTAGACCGCCTCTTCGCAGGAGCAAATGACAGCGAAGAAGAAACCTTAGGAAGTGAATTGCTAAAAGATAATGATATGGAGAAAGTAGGTGTTGGTGATTGGATAACATTTGATTCTGTTGCTACTAAACAAACTACAAGTCCTCATACAGGTAGTCAAAATTTAAGAATCACTAAAACAAGTAGTGGAACTGGTACGGCACGTCAGGCAATTACCACAATAGGAAAGACATATCGTGTAACTGGTTGGGGGAGGGGCGATGGAGGAGGAAGTACAACACCAAGAGTTTCTGATGGTGCAGCCCCGATTTGGACAGG